GACATAAATAAAGAAATTACCTTTTATAAATACTTTCATTATATAGGCATTTCAGTTACTACTGGATTATAGTCTATCTCGGGAAGTGTAAGTAACCACGCATCACAACCGATTAATTGTGCTTGTGTTAACGTACATCCGTTTACTTCTTCATTTGAAATAAACCATTTTCCGTCTGCATCTGTTTGTGGATTAAATAGTTGACCTTGAAATCCCCAAACTTGACCTTCCAACGTAGTAGCTTGTTGTTCTGTTAATTCTCTTACTTTAATCATAATTTAAAATGTTGGGTAAAATTTACCATTTGTTGAGTTATATAAATCTGTTATTTCCGAACCTGTTAACGCTCTATTCCAAATGTAAAATTCATCAGTTTTACCTTCTCTAAATAGTATTGGTGTAACTCCATCAGATGCTGTATATGCGCCAATTTTAAATGATGTGGAATTGTTATAGTTTACTGACGAATAAGGAACTAAATTATTAACACCTGTAATGTCTGTCATTGTTATTTGAGTGTCATTAAAATAACATTTTATTTTGTCTGTCCTGTCAAAAACAACGGTTATCATAGTTGAAGATGTTGTTATAAGGTTTGAGTTTGCCCTAATTTCAATAATATCTGGCAATCCTCCAGTTGTACTTGTTTGAAGTCCTATTAAAAACAAATCAGAATTTTGTAAACAGTAAAACCTACCATCTGATGGCCCAGCAATAGATTTAGAAAAGAAAGACCTAAGACCGCTTAAGGTTGTTGTTGTTGACCAAAAGGAATAAGTCCATGAAGATAAACCTAAATCAAAGAAATAATGCCATTTAAAGCGAAATACACTTTTGATTACGAAACCGAGCCTACTCCAAAGGAACGGTTAAGGGTAGGTAAAGAATGCGAAAAGAACTTAAAACTAAATGTTAAAAAGTATAAACCGATTGAAAGGCAGATTTTATATACTAATAATATTTTAATGATATCAATTACTTATGAAGGAACGCATATCAATGAAGCCATTGCCGCACCAACCGTTCAGGATTAATTATTTTAATTCGGCAATATTAAAACGAACTTTTATTTATATAATGAACTGATGCCTAAGCCATTAAAGAACGAACCTAAACAAAAATACATACAAAGGTGTATGAGTGATGCTGAAATGAAAACTAAGCATAAAGATGACAAAGAACGTTATGCCGTTTGTCAAGCCTTTTATGTAGAATATGCAACCGATGAATATCAAAACCAAAACTTTTGGAAAAAATGAAGTCATTAGAATTTATAACTGAGTTACCAAACTATGCTAATCAATATATTGATGTATGTTTAAATCATGTTAAAGAGGTTGCGACTGGTTCGGGTAAGATAGTTGAACAAAAAGAAAGGCATATACCTACAATAGCGTTTTTTCTTAATATATGGATGCCTAGAAACGTAGGTGACACAATAGTAAGGAATACTTATTATGATTGGTTAAAAGGCAATTGTGAGCTAAAAAAGGACACTATAAAAAAGATAGACGATTTATTTCAAAGTTTAGCAGCGGATATTGTTGCAAATGAGGGTAAAGGAATATTCTACGCTAAAAACAAATTAGGCTGGACCGATAAAATGGATTCAACTCTAAACGTGCCAATTAAGATATTAAACTTAGATCCATTAGATGATTCAAAGGACAACCTCCTTATTGAAGATAGCAGCTTTAAAGAAACGGATTAAGGTAATTCGTGGCGGTCAAGGTGCTGGCAAAACAATAAGTATATTAATATTGTTAATCAATCATGCAAGTAGTAAACCGAATAGAGAGATTTTAATACTTTCAGCTGAGTTAACTAAAATGAGATTAACAGTTATAAAAGACTTTGTTAAGCTAATGAGGTTAATCGGTATTTACGATGAGTCGAGATTTTTAGCAGGTACTTTATACCGTTTCCCAAATGGTTCGTTTATTAAATTTATAGGCTTAGACAAGTCCGATGTGGGTAAAGGTTTACGTTCCGATGTGGCTTACTTTAATGAGGTTAATAAAATAGACTTTGAAAGTTACCGACAAGTAGCGTCACGTGCCGGGCAAGTTTATGCCGATTATAATCCTGACAGTGAGTTTTATATTGATACTGATGTTATTCATAGAGATGATTGCGACTTTCTGCAATTAACATTTAAAGATAATGAGTTACTTTCTGAAAACGAACGTAATGAGATATTGATGTATAAGACAAACGGCTTTAATGAGAATGGAACTGTTAAAAATGAATATTGGGCTAACTTATGGAACGTTTACGGTTTAGGTAACATTGGTAATTTACAGGGTGTCATTTTCAATAATTGGGCTAAATGTGATAGCATACCAAATAATGCTGAGTTTATAGCGTATGGAATGGATTGGGGTTTTACGTCAGATCCAACTACTTTAACAGCTGTTTACCGTTACGATGGGGATTTATATTTAGACGAATTGATTTACGAAACAGGGCTAACTAATAGCGATATTATAAAACGTTTAGAAAGTTTAGGAGTGCAAAGACATCAAATGATTGTAGCGGATAGTGCTGAGCCTAAAAGTATTGAAGACTTACGAAGGGCTGGCTACCGAATAGAGGGTGCAAAGAAAGGACCTGACAGTATTAGAAACTCTATTGATACCTTACAACAACAAAAGTTATTTATAACAGCAAGGTCCACAAATGCAATTAAGGAGGCTTATAATTATAGGTGGGCTACTGATAGCACAGGCAAAAATATAAATGTACCCGAAGACAAGCATAATCACTTTTGGGACAGTGTTAGATATGTAGCTTTAAACCGACTTAAAAAATCTACTTTCTTTATTCAATAAATGTAAAACTCAAATAAATTACTATATTATTAAGATGAAAATACCTAAAAGATACGAAGACTTAACAGTTGACCAATTCCAAAAATTAGAGGAATTGAAAACAAATGACACTTTGGATAATTTAGACAAGGCTGTTTTAAGGCTATCAATTTTATCGGGTGAAGCTATTGAACATATTGAATCACTTAGCCCAAAAAAAGTATATGACTATTTGTTAGATGCTTTCTTTTTAACTCAACCTATTACTGAGTTAACTTGCCCCGACGAAATTAAAATAGGTGGAATTAAGTTTAGGTACATTAAAGACTTGTACGATTACAATATTTGCCAGGAAAAAGACTGGAAAGAAATGGTAAGGGTAAATGATGGGAACTATTTAAAAGTATTACCTGAGTTAATGGCTATTTGCCATCAAGAGTATGAAAATGGTAAATGGTTGTATAACTCAAATAACCATAATCGAAATGTAGAATTGTTTAAACAATCTAAACTTAGCGAATCACTTGGGGCTGTTTTTTTTTATTCAAAATATTTGAAAACTTACACAAAAGCTATTCAGGATTGTTTAGCGGAAGCAACTCAAACAATACAGGAAGCGAAGCAAATGATGATGGACGACTTAGAGTTTCAGACTTTTTTGAACGATGGGGATGGGAATACAGTGTTGGCTTAGTTGTTAAAGATACTAACTTAACCGAAGATCAAATATTTGAATGGAGTGTAACAAGGTACTATAATAAGTTGGCGTACTTAAAAGATAAAGGTAAATTTGAAATTGCATTAAATGGCTCTGGTAGATAAAATAAAGGATTTGTTAGATGAGTTTGGGAAAGCATTAAACGATGATACCCGAAGTTCTTTAAAAAAGGCATTAGATGATAGAGCGGCTAAACATAAAGGTCGTAAACGTAAAAGTAGATTAGAAGCTAGCGTTAAACCGATAGTGTCATTTAGCGATGATACTATTAAGTTTACTCTAAATATGAATGATTATTGGGCGGTTGTTAACGACGGTAGAAGCCCAAATAGTGTAAGTGCAGAGGGACAAAAAAAGATAGCAGAATGGAGTGCGGTTAGTGGTTTTGCTGAAAAGATACGGTTAACTGATTTAGAACAAAGAAAGCAAAAGCAAAGCCTATCTAAGCGTAAAGGTAAGTTAAAGAAATTGCAAAAGATGTCATTTGATAAGGCAAAGAAAACAGCGGGATTTTTAGTTGCACGTTCTTTAAAAAATAAATCAATAGAAGCTACTAATTTTTTTGACGAAGTGATTAACGATGGACGAATTGAAAAATTACAAAGTGAGATAACAGAATTAGTTAAAGATGATATTATAATAGAAATTAGAAGTAGTTACACATAAAATGGCATTAACAGTATATCAACAACCACCGACATTAACACCCGCTTATAACGACCAAATATTTACAGCGAAGTCTACTCAGATAGCAGTTGCTGATTTTAAATATATTGTAACCGTAGTTGTTAATGGCGATACAGCCAACACTTATACAGAGGACATATTACAGCGTCCCGATGGCTATTTAGTTTTTAATGCTAAAGAGTGGGTGCAAAATTATATTGAACATTACTTTGAATTAAATAATATTAATTTAGCTAGCCCTATTAAATTAGCAACTAACAAATCAGTTTCAGTTGACGTTGAAATATCGGAATATTATACAGCGGCTGTTCAATCTACAACACCTTTAAATTACAACGCATTTGATGCTTGTTTAACGGATGCCGCTTTTAGTGCTTATAATTATAATAATTACGTGTTTGCAAAAACAGCTGGCAAATACTTCTTATCTAAAACTATTGATACAATAACACCTGACGATAGAATAGCTTTAAACCAACCTTTGTTTTATCACTTTATTAATAATGCAACTACTGCAATAGACAATATAA